TACCAGCTCCTTTTACTAAGGTTTCTATATTACTTAGTCTACTCATCTTCTAGCTCTACTATTGGATTTAGAGTTTCGCCTGCTGGATAAACTGGAGGAAAAGTAGTTACATCATCATCTACACAAGGCTGCTCACCTTCTCCGTAACAACATGTTCCATCATCAACCCCAGCATTAGGATCATAATTTATTGCTAGGGGATCAGTACATCCACAAGCACCAAAAAATTCAGCACAAGGACTATCACATCCTTCTCCACTACTACCACCACCACAAGGATCTACAGTTACAGCAATATTTGCTATAGCATCAAATTTTACCTTTAAAGTTATTAGATTATCATTGTAAGTTCCTTTATCTCTTATTATTTGAATTTTATGTTTAGGGATATGAGCTTTACATCCACCTCCACCACTAATACCAAGGGCAAGACAAGATAACATGTTCCATAACTTCAATTCAAGAGCAGCCATTGAAGTAACAGCAAAATCATCAAATTTTGTGATACCAAGTTTACTTGCTCTTCTTCCTGGTCTAGCTAATATTAAATCAAAAGTATAAACTTCTTTAACTCCTTCAGCAACATAAGATGTAGGGTAGTCAATATTTAATAAATCATAACAGATGTTATGGTCAAAGTTTATGTGGTCTGGTTTTCCAAATTTAATAGTACAAAAGCCAGCAGCTAATGCACATTTCTTGAAATCTTCCATTAAAGATGTTAAATCGTATGTAGTATTGTATGTGCTCATTTTTTATTTATTATGTAAGTCATTTAAAGTTTTATCAAACTGATTACAAGCAGATTTCCAAGACAAATATGTCAATATATCAAACAAATTAGCTAACTGAACACTTACAAGAGGAGTTTCACTTGGTAAAGTAAATATTCCATCTTCTGCAATGTTATACAAAGAATTTAACCAACCATAACCATCTATTGTTGATTTTGCTGCAATTCTTGCTTTAGCATCTCCTCCTTCTCCTGATAAGTTAGGGAACTGATCACTAATCTTTGTTCTAACTTGTTCAAAAAAAAACTGACATCCCAAATGGTTGCCATATCTAATTGTTTAAACATCTCTGCTCGTTTGTCTATTATCGCATCATCTAGCTTTTCACTTTCCCCTTCTTTTTTACAAAGTATAGCAATTTGTCTTGGCAATATATCTAAATTACCCTTATCTAACATATTACTATGTAACTCCAACTGTTCTGCTTCTATATATCTACCAAAAGATGATTTTTGCATAAATTCTTCTGGTAAGTAAAATTTTTGTTCATTCAATACAAATGAATCTATATGTATAGGAATATATGACTCGTTTAAAAATGTTAAATGGCTCATTAATTTACCAGCAGCATCTATGTCTAACATGCTTACTTGTTCTTCTGTAAGCTTAGACCAATAACAAAGTATCTGAGTATTGTCTTTTAAATCTAAAAGAGCATTTTCCCATTCTTTTGATTCATCACCTTTGTTTTCAGATTCTCTATTTACAAATGTATGTATTAGCTTAGTAAATCCAGTAAATTGCACAAAAGTAACTTCCATCCAATTATCTGGAAGCTCTATTGTGTGATCATTGTAATTAAATTCTGTCATTAGTTTAGATTTATTTTTCCATCTGCATAAGTTAAAGGATCTATAACTAAAGCTAGGTCAAGCTCTAGTATAAAATTTTCAATCAAAGATATAACTTTTTTCTTATAAATCATTATATTACCTTCGTTTTCAAGAGCTGCAAAATAACCATTAGTAGCCCAGTAAACATTATTTGCTAATGAATGATACCAATTTTTAATTTCAACATCTCCTTCAACACAAGCAGCTCCTAGTTTATTGTGATAAACAACACATTGCTCAATAACTTCTTCAAAACTAAAAACATCTTCATCATAATAAGTGGCATCATCAACAATATCTTGTAAATCCTTTAAAAAATTACAAACCAACTTAGAGTGTAACTTGTTTAGGCAATAAATCTCAACATATTTATCCATTATACAATATAACGAAAATCATCTGGAACTTTATGGAACAAAAAATCACTTTCTACCTCCAGCCAAGTATTCTGTTACCTCCTTTAAATAAATATCTCATTCTCATCATAAGAGCATCTGCAAAGTCTGGAGAGTGTCCTAAAACAGCTTTCATTTCTTTTTTTGATAAAATTGCCAGTTTACTATCATTATCCATGTTTTTTCTTCTAATAACCTCTAATTCTTCTATTATTTTGTTTCTAAGGTCAGTATCATTGCATCTTAACCATATATTTCCTACATTTATCTGTTCTGCAAGCTTATAATAGCATTGAGTTTTTAAATTCTGATAACTTTCTTTATTTAAAGCTTTGGCATTATTTACGAAAGGTTGCACTCCTTTCATGTAATGAGAGAGGTATTGACCTACTCCATCACTATCTATTATGATGTTTTTTTGTGGTATTTTGTGCTGTTCTGCTAGGTTTCTTATCAGTTTCTCTACATTATCGGCAGATGTCTTGTCTTTTGTTACTATTTCTTTTACCACCATGCCATACCATACACAAATAACTAATTTATCACTTCCAAGTAGAGCAATATCACAAGAAAGATACCTTTCTCCTTCATCTTCAGACACAGAAGAGTTTGTAAACATGTTTAATACAGATTCATAGTCAAATAACCTATCTTCTCCTGAATCATACTCCCAGTTACCATGAAGTAGTCTTTCTCTTGATACTGGATCAAGTTTTTTTAGTTGTTCTTCATAAAACTCCGATATATGGGGGTTGTCTGCTAGTTTGGCCTTTACAAACTTCTTGTGAGTGGCTAAAGTGCCATCTCTATCTTGTTTATAGAAGTCATATACCCAGTTTTTTGCTGGATTGCACGACATAAGCACTTTTGGTCGTAATTTATACTCTGAAAGCATAAAACGAATCCTGGAAGCCACAACATTCTTTGCTTTCTCTGTACATTGGTTCACCTCATCTATAAAAGCACCTGAAATCTCTAGTGAACCAAGTGAGTCAAAATTAGGATCAGCAGGATATTGATAAAGGTCTTTTAAAAGTATAGTGCTGCCATTTGTAAACTCAATAACATTACTTTGGGCATTAAACTTGTAAACTTCCCCTTTTCTAACCCCCCAGTCGCTGCAAACCATGAAAAATGAGTTTAAAGTAGTTTCTTTTAGTGTTTTTAACACAGCTCTGCCCATTAACCAGCGAGTTCCAGGGTATCTTAGACAAGAATACAGCAACCAAGCTGCTCCAAAATACGATTTTCCTCCTCCAGCACTTCCTCCGAATAAAACTTCACTTGTTTCTTTATCGTGAAGATAATTCCAAGCTTTATCTTGTTTAGGTGTAGGTTTAAAATCTATTTCCAAATTTTACGAAATAATCTATGTATTGGCTGTATTAACATTTTAACCAGTATGAAGTAAGTCATTCCAACTGGGAAAACAGCACAAAATGCTATAATGCCAAAAGTATATTCTAAAATTCCAGCATTCTCCATAGCCTTATCTATTCCTTTATTTAATTCTTTCATTTTTATAATATATTTATTTGTGATTGTAAAATACTAGGAACATCCCCAGGTAGATTATCTGGAAGCCAAGTTGTTTTTATGTAGTTTTCTAATGCTGACTTTCTTCCTTTACCACCATTAACTACATTCTTTAAATCTGGAAAATGTTTAGTAGTGCTAACCATTACCTTAAATTGTGCCAATGTTATAGTTCCAGATGGATTAGATGGAGTTGAAGGATCATGCTCAATAAATGCAGAATGAGCAACTATAGTATCATAAAAACTAGCTGATTCTTCTGGCATAACTACATAAGAAGATAGATTTTTTATTTCTCCAATAGTTAAACCTGGATGAAGTATCTCCTCTTTTGTTCCAAAGAAAATCACAGATATTGCATAAACAGCTCCTTCTATAAATTCTGTTTTAACTCCTCCTACAGATTTAATAACAGATTCTTTTTTGCTTTCTGACTTAATGTATTTCTTGTCAGAGGATGTATGCTTCTTTAGTGATTTAACTTTCTCCTGAGATATTGTTCCTCTATTTTGTGTTTGCCTAATAGAAGGTGATTTACCTGCACTTTGTACTTTTATTGCTTTTATTATGTATGTCATTTTTATTCTTTTTTATTCCAAACTATGTTAATTATTTTCATTATATTAGCACTCTAAAGTTTACTTAAATTCTTTAAAGATATATACCTCTTTAACAAAATGTCGTGCTTTTGGGATATTATATCTACTCCTCTGGTGGCTTGTAGTTAAATACAAATCCCTCTCCACCACTAGTAACATCAACTCTATCAATTACTATTCCTTTCATTTTTGCAATGTCTTGAAGCAACAATCTACAGATATTCAAATCCCCTGCCTTATATCCCTGACTGTATAAATCTTGCAACATGATCGCATGCTTATCCATTTCATATTCTCTTTCCTCAGAAAATTGCTCTGCAAAAGTTTCTAATGCCTTTTTATAATAGATACTAGCCATTCTTTTTTTAATTCCCCAATGAGCTTCACAATACTCCATTATATCAGTATATCTTACTCCTCTTAAAATTAATTTAACAACCTCAGTAGTTCTTTTGTAACTAACCAATGAAGTAGCCTTTCCTGAGTCTTTTGTTATGTCTAAAGCTGAAGTATTCTTGTTAGAAACTACAGACCTAATCGTTTTTAAATCCTCCTCTTTTTGAAGCAGCTTGGCATCCCTCTTATCAGCCCTTCCTTGATCTCTTTTATTCATTTTACAAAGTTACAATATTTATGTACAATATAACAAAGAATAAATTATAAAGTTTGGAACTAAAATATATATTGTGCAGTTGGTGTAATAAAAGTTGAAAATCCGAAAATCTAGTGTGAATATTTGACTACTCAAATTGGGCTTCAGAATTACGTAAATTCATGATTTTTAATAATTTATTTTTTTGATTTTTGGCCTTGATTCCTGGCCGAATTGCTGCAATTTTTTACTGCTCTAATTATTTTTTTGCTTCTTTTTTTGTTTCTGTTCGTGGTTTACTGCTCAATTTTTGGTGCTGTTCGTGGCCTTGATG